GTTCGCCGCGTCCGTAACCCCGTCGACCAGGGCGTCGACGACTGGCTGGGCGACGCCCCCGGCCAGGGGGATCGGGACCGGATACCTTTCGAACTTTGGGGTAGCCTTAAGGTCGATATTATTTTCGTAATTCAGGTTCCAGAAAACTTTATGGGCCAGGAACGGGGTCCAGCTTTCGTCGACGTCGGCCCCGTCCGGTTCGCCGTCCATACTCAACAGGTAAACCGTCGCGATCTGTAACTGTTCGAAGGGCTGGTCGGTCGCCCCGCTTAACATGGCCAGCCCTTCGATTTCGGCCTTAGGTTCCCAGGACGGGACGAACGTAACGAACGATCGTTCCCGACCTGGGGGCGATAATGTAAAGTCGATAGTCGCGAACCCGCCGTCCGACCCGATCGTCGGGACCAGGGCGGGGCGATCCTGGGTTAAAATTACTTCCTGGGCGCGAAGTAATCGCCGGGGGCCTTCCGTATTGTCGGGGGTCGATACCGAAACCCCGGTCGGGGACTGGTTTATCGTCGACCCTTCCCGGACGCCCAGCTTTACGAAATAGTCGGGGACCTTTTCCAGTTCCAGTCCGATCGCGTCCGTTCCGACCGTTCGCCAGTTTTCGCGACTCAAAGGGAACCAGGGGAATTCGGTAAGCCTGGCGTCGACGCGTCCGCTGGGGGGCTTTTCGTCGGACCCCTGGACCCTGGCGACAGTTTCGGGCGGGGCGTCCTGGGCGTCCAGCCGGATCGTCGCGTCCAGGCCGTTTACGAATCCAGGTTCGACGTTCGATTCCCAGCGTTCGTTATCAGCGGACCAGCGTAAGGCGACGTTCCAGGGGTGTCGAAACCGGCCTTTTTCCAGGACGTCGAACCTTACTGGTCGATTCCTGGCGACGCGTTCGACGATTTCGACCCAGGCGGAAACCGCGATCGAATCGACGGTCGGGTCGATCGTAAAACTGTAATCCTGGACGTCGTCGCGCATCGTTACCCCTGGGCAAAAAAGAAATGTCGGCCAGGGCGATCGCCGGTGCCCTGTTTAAACCGGTGTCCCAGGTTATGGTAAACAATCTGGAAAACCCTGGCCAGGTTCCCGTCGCGCCAGGACAGCCTGGCCAGTGGCTGTAAACCGATCCCCATATCGTCGGGATACCCGCCCTGGATAAAAGCGGGGTCCAGCTCGCCGGTAACGTGGACGATCGTAAGGGCTTCCGGGTTATCAGCTGGGGCGACAGGTTCGCCGTCGTCGTCGACCAGCTGGGCCAGACAGACCCAGGACGCGGTCGACTCGCTGGGTTCGATCGCCAGCTGGGGGACGTCGACAGGCTTTTCGTTCGCGTCGATCCCGTCGACGGTTACCCCGTTTATCCGGGGTATCTGGTCATTTAAAAACCCCAGGGCGACCTGGACCCTGGACGACGACGCGGAAACCCGGAAAGGATGATCCCAGGCGTTCCGGGGTTTATAAACGACAGCGGTCCCCAGTTCGTTCTGGATCAGTTCCAGACCGGGGGAACCGATTACGACGTCGGTCGATTCGGCCCAGGCCGTAAGTCGGTCGACGTATTCGTCGACGTCGTCGCCGGGGTTCGGGTAAAGGTATCGCGGGATCGCCATAACCTTAAACCGTAATCAATTCGTGGATCGGTTTCGGCCAGCCCCCAGGGGCGGATAACATGAGATTATCAGAAATTTCGAAAGCGTTCCCCCGCTGGGAAATAGTCGGGGCCATTCCCAGCCAGTCGCGACCGGTCGGGGTCGGGAAGTTTCCCCAGGGGATCGACGAATAAATTTTCCCGATCTGTTCCAGGACGTCGTCGGGAATATCCTTTACGACCCGCGTCCTGGAAAATATCGCCCCCAGGACCAGGTAAGTATCGTTTCCATACATGGGGTTTTTTTCGGTTTCCGGGGCGTCCTCGCCCAAATCCAACCCTTCGCCGGTTCCAGCGGTCGACCCTTCCGGTAACTTAGGGTCCCAGGTAACCTTTCCGTCCGCCCCGATCCGTCCGCCATAAGTCGCGATCAGGTCGTTTATTTTCGGGTGGGTTTCGATCGGTTCCTTAGAAAACGATCCCCGCCATTCGTAAGTTTCCTGGTCGCCTGATTCCTTCGTTTCCTCTAATCCCTCATAAGAAACGACGCAATCGAACCCATGGCCTTCCCCGCCTTTCCGTTCGGTAAAACTTCGTTCGGAAAGCGGTATCCCCAGGAACGCCCCGTCCCCAGCGTTTAACGCTTCGTCCAACGTGTCGACGAAATACGGAACCGTAAAGGTCGCCAGACCTTCGCGGGATACTTTGCCGGTTATTCCCTGATTTCTTACCTGTCCCATAATCTTACGCGTTCGCGAAAACCGGACGGCCCTGGACGATTATCTGGGGCGCGACGGGTTTCTTATTCTTAATATCGGTAAGGGTCGCGTTTACGTCGGCCAGCTGTTTCGTCTGGGCTTTCGCCTGGTCCAGGACCAGTTTCTGGCCGGACCCCCCGGTTAAAAGGGAAATCGCGGACCCCAGGGAACCCAGTCCCCCGGCCAGGGTTCCCTGGACTTTCCGCTTACTTTCCAGGGACGGGATTTTATCGCCTTCCCCTTCGCCGGACCCTTCCGCCGCGTCCGCCGCGTCCGCCTGGTTCGACGCGACCTGGGCCTGGATTCGGGCGGACGCGTTCGCCAGTTCCGCGATCTGTTCGGAAGTGTCGAAAACGTCCTGGGTATCCTGGAACCCTTCCTGGAAGGACGCGGCGACCGCTTTCGCCTGGTCCGCGATCGCTTGCATTGCGGCCATTGCGGGGCCTTCCAACAGGTCGCCAGCTTCGTCCGTCCTGGACTTTGCGCTGTCCTTCGCGTCGTCGGCCATTTCGCGAAGGGCTTCCGGGGCGTCCCCGATCAGCTTCGCGACGCCTGGGACTTTCGCGGCCCCTTCCAGTAACGACGCGATCGCATTAAGCAACAGGGCGCGAAGGGCGTCGCCGTAAGCCAGGAACGCCTGGCCCATACCTTTCCAGAAATCCTTTTTTGTAAGTATCTTAAAAAGTTCGATCGCCGTTTTAAAGTTCTGGACCATGTGGGTTCCCATTGCGGACCAGGTCGCGTTTAAGGTTTTCCACAGGAAATTCATACCCGCCTTAAACGCCAGGATCAGGGCCGTTTTTATCAGGTTTACCAGGTCGCCAGACCCCAGGGTCTGGAACGCGGCGACGATATATTTAACCATATTTCCGATAGCGGCCCCAGCTGCGGCGACGCGTTCCTTAAGGGACGAAACCAGACCGATCCCCTTCGCCAGGATCGGGCGGATTGCGTCCGCGATCGGTTCGCCCAGGGCCAGGCGTAATTCGGTAAGCTGGTCGTTAAACGTCGACCACAGTCCGCCCAGGGTTTTCGACTGTCGCGCCATCATTCCCGAAAACTGGCCCCCTTCGCCGGTCATGGACTGGAACCCCTGTTCCAGCATATCGAACGTAATTTTTCCCTCGCTGGCCATTTTCTTTACCTGGTCGACAGGGACCCCCAGCTGTTTTCCGAATTCCTGTAAAATCGGAATCCCGCGTCCCGTAAGCTGGTTAATATCTTCCGCGAATAAAGTCCCCTGGACCCTGGCCTTACCGTAAATTTCCGCAATTTCCCCGATAGGCGCACCGATCGCCGTCGAAACGTCCCCGATCCGGCGAAGGGCTTCCGGGACGTTTTCCGCTGATTCCCCGAACGCCAGTAACTGTTTCGCGGCCCCGGCCAGGTCGAAAAATTCCAGGGGGGTCGACGCCCCCAGTTCGCGAAGTTCGCCCAGGGTTTTTTTCGCCTGGTCCGCGTCGCCGGTCAGGACTTCGAAGGAAATTTCCAGCTTTTCCAGTTCCGCCGCTGATTTTATCGACTTGGCGAATTCGCCCCCGATAACCTGGCCAGCCTTAGCGATCCCGACAGCGGCCAGGATACCAGCCAGGGCGGGGCCGACTGTCTTAAACGCGGACAGGACGCCAGACTTAAGGCCCCCGCCGATTCCCTGGCCCTGTTTCCCGGCGCGTTTCGAAAAGGACCCCATTTGTTTCTGGGCCGTTTTTAACGCCCCGCGAAACTTCGCGATTTCAAGGTCCAGTTCTGCGGTAATATCTGCCATGGCTTTTACTTCCCGATCGACGCTTTTTTCGCAGTGTTCCCGGTTACGTGCGAAATCTGTCTAAACAGTTTTCCCGCCTGGTCGTCGATCGCGCCCTGGATTCGATTTTTGAAAAATTTAATATTCCCAGCGTATCGAACGCGGTTCGTCGCTCGAAACAGTATTCGGTCGTCGCTGATTTCGATTTTTATGGAACCGGGGGAACCGTGTCGCCATATCCAGGCGGGGGGCTTGTAACCCAGTTTCGCCGCTGCGGGGTTCCAGGCCCCGGCGACGTAACCGACCATTCGCTGTTTTTCCTTTATGTAAGCGGTCGCGGCCTGGCTGGGAACGCGGACCTTTTTCGAAGGACGTCGGACGGTTCCGCGACTGTTTCGAAGCGGGGCGATTACCCCGGCGACGTCGGTCGTATCGACGCGGTTCGAACGGGTCGGAATTACGGCCCTCATAACGTCCCCCCGGATTTTATTTTCGCCGGATTTTTTCGCCGCTGTCCCCTGGGTTTTCGCGGACCCTGGCGGGGTCGTCCTGATTACTTCGCGGACGATCCCCTTAAACTGGGTTCGGGAAAGTTCCCCCAGTTCCTTTTTCATTAAACCCGCCCAGACTGCGGTCCGTTCCAAAAGTAACGAATAGTCGACGTCGAAAACTTCCGCCTTTGCCATATCCAGGGGGCCAGTCTAATCGTCCAGGGCGAACGCCAGGTCGTCCCGATCGCCAGCCTGGTCCCAGGCGTCCAGCTGGTCCAGCTGGTCCGTAATCGGGGCGGACGACGTCCCGCTGTTCGCGTCGCCGTAACCAGGGGCGACGGTCCAATAATGGACGGAATCCATAAGGACGGCCCCCAGGTGATACTGGACAGCCCTGGGCCAGGTCAGTTCGAAGCGGATATAATCTTCCGACCAGCCAGTTTTCGACGCGATCGACAGGATAATCGTCGCCAGCCAGCCAGGACCCCGGAAACCTTCCGGGGGTTCGTCCGCTTCTAGGTCGTCATTTTCCGGGCTTTTTTTTTCAGTTCGAACGCGGACGCTGCGGCCTGTTTCGCCTGGACTCCGACGTCGTCCAGTAATAACGAAATTACGGGAATATCCAGTTTCGCTTTAAACATTCGAACCGGGGTTTTCCAGGTCCCCGCGTCGATATGCGAACAGACCATTTCCAGGGGTTCGGATTGCATCCAGGCGAACGCGGTAACCTGGTCGATCAGGTCCTGGTTACTCAGGCCGTCGACCCCGTCCATCATCATTGGAAGCGGCATTAACTCGCAAAGTTCCATTGTCATAAGCGAAAACCGTCGAAGCTGGATTCGGTCGCCGGTTTCGGTCGCGTATTCTTTCGGCCCCCCGTTTATGTGAGTTTTCGCCAGTAATTCCTGGCGGACCCCTTCGTCCATTATGTCGGGTTTCGGGGCCTGGGTCCGTTCGGTTCCTTCCCCCTGGTTCGTTTCGGTTTCGTCGTTCATTTTTTGGCGCGTTTCATTTTTTGGATTTCTTCCAGCTTCCGTTCCTTCGTCCAGTGTCGTTTTACGAAATACTTCCGGTTTCCTTCCCTTACCAGGTCGTGACGAATCAGCGGGAAACCCAGTTCGGGGTCCTCAGGGTTCGCGGTATCGGATCGCCGGGGGTCCATGGCCATTTTACGCTGTAAAAATAACAGCTGGCGAACAGCGGCGACGGCCAGGGTTATCGGGTGGTCCGGGTTCCTGTCCAACCATGGGCGATCCTGGGCTTTTTCCAGGACTTCGCCCAGGGTCCAGGTCTGGGGCCTGGGAAGCGGTCGAAAGGTAATCGAACCCGCGTTATCGAACGCCCAGGTAACTTCCCTTTTCGGACCAGCCTGGGTCGCTTCGGTCGCGTCCAGAAATGCTTTTTTCTGGCCGTCGATCCCTGGCTTAAAATCGAACCCAGCGGCCAGGGCGATCGCGACCAGGCCGGTAAGGTCCGCGAACAGCGGGGGGTTTCCATCGCGGTCGCGGATAATTCGGATTTCGTCGCCTTCCTTCATAGTTCGGTTTTTTGGTTCGATCGGTTAAGGCCCCCGTCCCCTGGGCCTGTTTGGAACGCTTACGACGCCCCTGGAAAATGCGATCCCGACATACCCCAGTTATTATGTCCGTCGTTTTTGTTCCCTTCCTCCAGGTCGGTAATAATCGAAACCCCGCCAGTAATCCCGGCGATCGCTGGGCCAGCCCCAGCCAGGGCGTAAGCGACCGGAATATCCCCCATTCCTTTCGCGGAAAAATTATGGGTGGGGTCGTAGGCTTCCGCCGCATGAAACGCCCCGTTCGATTCGGTCACAGGATCGGAAACCTTAAGCTGTCGTTCGACTTCGAAGGTATCGACCAGGGCCGTATTTATCGACTGGATTCCGGTATCGTCTAAGTTTGCCATAATGGGGGATCGTTAAATTAAAAAAAAGGGGGGGTGGGACTTATGCCAGGGTATCGAAAGCCTGGCCGGACTGTTCCCAGTCGGGGAATTCGTCGTCGGTTTCGGACTGTTTCGCGGACGTTACTTTTACGACGCCAGCGGCGAAGGACCCCGCCGCGACGTCCGCCAGTTCCGCGTCGCCTTTACCCTTTGCGCTTACTTCCTCAGTAACCAGCTTTTTCGCTTTCGCTTTTACCGTTACCCCGTTTTCATTCTGGACTGTCGCAATTTCGATGGTCCGCTTTCGGGTCGCTTCGGTAACGTAACCGACAGCGGGGGCCGATAATCCATAAGTGTTCTGTACTCCGAATGTGACTGCCATAATATTCCGGGGGCTGTCAATTTTCGATCAGTCCAGCTTTAACGTTCGTATCGTCGACCCAGCGACTTTCGTCCTCCTGGTCCTGGGCTTCCGTCTGGACGAACCCGTTACAATTCGACCCGGACGTCGCGGCCTGGATCGTCGCGTCGACAGCGGCGACCGCTGCGGGATATGTCGCCGCTTCCTGGTTCGGGAAGGCCGCGTCGATCAGGTCCAGGACCTGGCGATAATCTTCGATCGCGTTCGCCTTCCCTGATTTCTGGACCTGGAACCGGAAAAACCCTTCTTTTATGGGACCGTGAACCGTCGCGATCCGGTCCGCGATACAAAAGACGTTTGTCTTATCAGGGTCGACGCCCTGGTCGGTTTTCCCTGGTAAAACCTGGACGCTGTCCGCCAGGGCGGACGCGGTAACTTTCGCCTGGATATAATCGGCCAGACCCTGTTCGACGCGGGACTTATTCATTTTTTAAAGGGGTGTTTTATTGCGAAAAAAGGCCAGGACCTTCGCGGCCCAGCTGGGGAAGGTTCCGGGGAAGGTTCGTTCCTTTCGCTATGCCAGGACCAGCCCATAAGTTCGGGGTCCATGGAAGCGACCTGGATACTTCCCTGGTCGGACAGTCGGACCTGGTAAGGTTCGGTAATGGACCTGGCCCCAGGCTTCGACAGGACGACCGGGAAAACGATCCGGCGATCGTCCAGGCGTAATCCCATGGGGTTTACCTGGGCGTCGTAATGGCGACGCGTAAGCCTGTCCAGCCATTCGTCCAGGACGCGGATCGCTTCCCTGGTCGTTAAATATTCGAAGGTCGCCTGGGATTCCATAACCTTTATTTCCTATCCCCTGGGAAGGTCGCGGCCCTGATAATCCAGCGGGTCGAATCCAGGCCCCCGACTTCGTAAATTTCCCAGGACTGTCCGACTGTCTGGACCGACTTCCCGACCTTAGGCTGGCCAGCCAGAGTTTCCTTATCGACGGTTATCGTTACCCCGGAAAGCGACTTCGGACCGTGTTCCAGTTCAACCTGGACGCTTCCGTAAACGATCGACCCGTCCAGGGGGTCGCCCCCGTCGTAAGTAAAAATCGCTGGTCTGGACAACTCGAAAGCGTCCTGGGTTTTTTTCCGAAAGCTGTCCAGCTGGGCCTTATCCATATCGTCGGGATCAGTCAAAAAAAAAAGCGGCCCAGGCGTAAACCTGGACCGCTTTCGAATCCCCGACCGAACCAGGGGACGGACCGAACAGGAAATGGTTACTTGTCCGTAAATTCGTGGTCGGTCGACTTGCCGTTACCGTCGACCAGGGACAGGATCGGGAAACCTGAATAAACCGGCGAACCTGTTTTTACCAGGGCCTTAAATTCTTTTTCCCGTTCGTCCTTAGGTCCCAGGGGCGCGACCGTTTTCCGTTTCAGCTTCCCAGGGGACGCGGCGACGATCCTGGCCAGGCTTTCGGGGGGAAGGACCAGGGCTGGACCCTGGTCGATAGGTGCTTCGTCCGCCATGGGTTACGACTGGGGGGCGTCCGGGGTCGGATCGACGTCCTGGTCGCCCTGGCTTTCGCCCTGGTCGTCCTGGTCGCCGTCGTCGCCGTCCTGGTTATCGTTCGGGGTTTCGTCCTGGTCGTCGTCCTGGTCGTCGTCCTGGTCGTCGTCCTGGGACGCTTCCCTGGCCGCGATGATAGCGGACGCGATTATCGGCTTAGTCGCCTTTTCCGGGACTGGAACGCCTTCCGACTCAGCCAGGGCGACCAGTTCGGCCTTATCGTTCCCGGCGACCAGACTGTCGACCGTATCGACCGGGGTCGCGTTCGGGTCGGTAACTTCGACTGGTTCGCTGGGGACCTGGGGGGCCGGTCCAGCGAAATTCGGGTTATGTTTCCGGGTTCCGACGTATTGCGGGTTCGAAATCATAACGAACGATCGGGACGTCGTGTTCCCGGCCATGGCTTTCGCCAGTTCGTCGGCATCATGGCCCAGGAAAACGACTTCCGCTTCCGCGTCCTGTCGGTTTTCAGCCAGGCCGATTACAAGTTTTAATCCCATGGTATTCGATTCGTTAAGGTTTCGGATCAGTCGGTCGGGGCCGTCCCTTACTGGGTAATAAGACGGTGTCCGGCGAAATCGGTAAGCGACCCAGCGGCGTTCGTGGAAAGCTGTTTCCCGACAGCGGACCCCCAGACCATAGTAACGTGAAGGAACAAGTTAAGGGTTCCCTGTTTCTGGCTGGTAATTCCCATCATGGACAGACCCGTATCCGGGTCGGTTACGACTTCGATCCCGACGACCTGGGGGATTCCCAGGCGTTCGGCCAGGTCGGTCGTATCGTCCGGGATACCGGCCAGGATTGCCAGGGCGCGGGGTTCCCAGAAAAGGCCGTTAAGATATTCGCGACGCTGGACCGAAACAGCGGCCCCGTCGGAAGTGATATTAACAGCGGCCCCGTCGGAAGCCGCGGAAACCTTAAAGGTATCGGTCGCCCCGTCGCGGACCCAGTAATCGGTCGACGCGGCCAGGCCGGTCGGAATAGTGGTTCCGCTAAACTGGACGCGGTCGCCATCTTCCAGACCGTGAGCGGCCAGCGTAAAGGTATCGGTTCCGTTCGCGACGGAATCCAGGGCCTGGATCGCCCCGCTATTATCAGGCATTTCTGGCCATTCTTCGACCTGGCCGAAACCGGCGACGTTCTGAAAAACGCGGTGGGCGTTCGCCCCTTGCATATCGCCCTTGTAATCAGCGGACAGGATTCGGTTATCCAGGTGTAAAGCGGACGCGACAGCGGTCGAAACCAGACCGGCGCGACCGAAAGGACTGGCCCCGGCCAGGTTCATATCGTCGCGAATTCCAGAAACAGCGTCGTAATCGCTGTTCGCGGTCGTAAGGACCGTTTGTTCGGAAAGGGTTCGGGCGGACGCCTTACCGACGACCGACATAACGACATCTTTCGCCAGGGCGTAACCGGTGTTTCCGATTACCTTATCGTATTCGTTTTTCTGGTCCGCGATCTGGTCCAGGTGACGCCAGGACAGCGAAACCTTACGGTGTTTGTCGACCGTTATCGGGACTTCCGTAAGTAAAGATCGGGCGTCCGTCGCGTTCGCTTCATACCCGCCATTATCTTCGTCGTAATCGGTCACGCCAGGAACGGACGCGATATGGGCCTTATATTCCTGGCCCAGTTTCAGCGACTGGACGCGGAAATCGCGGCCCATATTGTTAATACCAGGGACGCGGACCTTAAAAGCCTGGATTACGTCCATAAGGAGTTCGGGAACGGTTAGTTTCATATCAGATATTTTTTAAGGTGTCGCGGGTGGTTGTTTTTGCTGTTGGAAATCGGGGGGTGTCAATTCAGGGACGCGGCCAGGCGAAGGTTTCGGGCTTTCATAGCCAGGCGACCTTTTTCTTTCGGGTCAGTGGAACCCGCGATCTGGGCGCGAATGTCGTCCAGCTGGTCGTCGTGCGATCCGCCTGTCGACGAATTACTGGCCAGTTCTTTTTCGCCCTGTCCGACGCTGGCCAGTTCGTCGGTAACCTGGCTTTCGACTTCCGCGTCGCGGGTCGACTTGTCCTTCGACGCCAGGGTTTTATTTTCGCCTTCCAGGGTTCCTATCCGTTCCAGGCCGGACGCGATCTGGGACTTAGCCTGGGCCAGTTCCGCCTTAAGTCGTCCGTTCTCAGCGGTAAGGACGCGATTCGCGGCCATGGCGTTCGCGGGGCTTCCCGCAATTTTCGCCCCGATCTTTTCGCGGGTCGTCGGTCCCTGGGCGTTTTCGCCGTCGACCTGGTCGTCCGCGTTCGTTTCGCCGTCGACCTGGTCGTCCGCGTTCGTTTCGCCGTCGACCTGGTCGCCGTCGCCCTGGTCGCCGGTCGCCTTTACCTTGCCAGCTTCGCGAATCACTTCGGAAAACTCGCCGGATTTCTGGGCGATCCCGGTAAGGAAATTCATTTCGGCGTTTTCAGATTCGGACAGGGCCGTCGAAGCGGCGACCATAACCAAAAGGGAAACAAGTCGGGTTTTTTGTTCGCTGGATAGTTTCATTTTTAAACGGGTCGTTTTTGGGTGGGTTCGTTTGGGATAAGGACCGGCCCCTGTCAATTTAACCAGGCCAGTAAATGGGAAAGCGACGGGAAGGTCCCGTCCGACAGGCCCAGTTCCTGGGCTTCGTCGGGACCATACCAGCCCCCGTCGAAAACGCTTTCGTCGACGCCTGGGCGACGTTCGCGGACGAAATCGAAAAACGGCCCAGCTAGTTCGTCGACCCTGGCCTGGAAAAATTCCCGCTGTTCGATCGAAAGGGGTAACCCGTCGATCCCGGACGCCTTAAGCGGACCCGACGCGAACAGTTCGACGCGTTTACCAGCCAGTTCGAATTCCTTCGACCGATCCAACAGGACCGAATAAACCCCGATATTCCCGATAACAGCGGACGGGGGCGAATAGATTTCGTCGAACCCAGCGGCGACGTAATACATGGCGGACGCGGCGGTATTATCGACCCAGGCGACCAGGCGTTTATCGTCCGCGATTTCCCTGGCCAGTAACGCCATATCGCGGGGGCCGATAGCATGGCCCCCAGGACTGTTCGCGATCATTACGACCGTATGGACGTCGGCCCTGTCGCGAAGGGCGACCAGCTGGGATTCCAGGACAGCCATATCGTAACCCCCACCACAGACCATTTCCATAAGGCCCAGGTGTTTTCCCAGGACGCCCTGGACGCGAAGGACGGCCAGGCCGTTACGGATCGCGACGCCCTGGACTTCCTCGCTGTCCTGGAACCCGGACCCCAGGGCCAGGGGGATTCGGCCAGCCAGGACGCGGTCGGTTTTATCCAGGTCGAAGCGGGGGGCCGTCGCCAGGGCGTTATCCAGACCCTGGGCCAGGGCGTTATGGGTTTCCGGGGAAACCAGCCAGGGTTCCGCGTAAAGGGCTTTTATGATTCGGTGATACATGGATTTTTTTTTTACTGGGGTTTATTCGCCTTTTTCGTCGTCGGCCTGGTCGTCCTTCGACTGGTTTCGCTGTTCGATCGCGGTAAGGCGATCGTCGACAACCTGGTCCGCCTTCCCGGAAAGCCGGGGGACGACTTCGCCCAGGGTCAGGTCGACGCCATAGGCTTCCGACTGGGTCGCGATTTCCCGCTTAAGCCAGGCCGTTTCGATAACTTTTTCGCGAAGTTTCCGGCGACCGTAAAATCCAGATAAGGCGTATTCGTCGCCCCAGGTCGTAAGTCCAGCGTCCAGGCGGGTAATCGCCAGCTGTCCGTCGCGACCCCGGTCGATCGTCATATCGGGCTGGCCGATCCATTGCACTTGACGCCACCAAGGGACGCCAGGGTAACGGGGGATTCGGCCCTTACGGATTTCCTTCGCCAGCCAGACCGCGTAATAACGCTGGTTCGCCAGGGCCTGGGGTCGCTGTTCGATCAGGACCCAGCGGCGAATATCTTCCATATTGAAACGAACAGCGGGTCCGGTTAATCCAGCGACGTAATACAGGGCGGACGGGGGAAGGTCGACGCCCAGGATACAATCTTCCAAAAGGGCGCGGTCGAAATCCAGATTATTCTGGGTGGGACGATCGTCCGCGACCAGGCGGATTTTTTCGCCGGGGTCCAGCCGGGGGACGACGCCCTGCCCGGTCATAAGTTCCCATTTTACTTCCTGGCTGGTTCCGTCGCCCAGGTCGACCTGTTGAGTAACCAGCGGACCCCCCAGTCCGCCAGTCCCGGACGTTACGACAGCCCTGTCCTTTTCGATTACGGTCCCCAGCTGGGCCGCATTTTTCGCGGCGTGTTTCCTCAGGCCGCGAAGTTCGACGACGTCGACCATATTCGCGACAGCATGGGCCAGGACGCTTATCCCTTCGATCGCCCCGAACGAATCCCAGTTCGAATAATAAATCCCGTTCCCAGCTGGGACGTAAGAATACTGGGAACCGTCCCTGGCGTCCTGTAAACCGTAACCGATTGGCCGGTCGAATTCGTCCAGGTGAGTTCCCCCGACCCAGATTTCCTTTTCGTTTTCCCGCTTCGGGTCCTTTTTCAGCTGGCCAGCTTCGTAAAAAACCATCCTGGCCCCGCCGCTGGTCGTATTCGTAAACGCCCCGAAACAGCGGCCTTCCTTAAACCGGTGTCGGTTTATCACTGGCTGGGCCGTGAAGAAATCGAACCTGGCCTTACGATCGTAAAAAAAGGGGGACCCAGCGGTCGCGACGAAATGATCGAAAACCAGTTCGTTCCAGTCGTCGTCCGGGGTGATTGGCTGGGGGGTCTGGATTCCCAAAAGTTTCGACAGGCCGCGAACGATCCGCCTGGCCATTCCGAAATTAGCGTAAAGCCATTTTACCCGTCGACGGATTTCTGCGTCCGCCATACCCGAAAGGGCGGACCGGTCGTTCGAATACCCCGGCCAGTAAACGTAACCCCTGGACGGGGAATTATTCGCCGCTTCATAACCGGAAACCAGCATAAAGGGCGACTGGTTCCGCTGGCGTTCCTGGATTTCCTGGCGGACCTGGTCGCCGTCCGACTGTAAAGTCGAACCCGGTTCGACTTTATTCCGCCTGTCGATCAGGGTCTGGACTGTTCTGGTTCGATTCATGGTAAAACGCGACGGTGGGACCAGTCGGTCCCCCGTCCTAAGGTGTCAGGGTCGACGGGGTTATTTCCTTCCAGCTTGGCAATCGCGCCCTTACAGGTTTCGATAAACCCCCGGATTTCCGCTGGGGACGACAGATTAATCCCGCCGCTGGCCTGACCGTCCTCCGACATACTGGTAATATGGATAATGGTCGACGAACGCGATACCAGGGCGTCCAGGGCTTGTTTCCAAAAACCCCGGATTTCTGTTTCGTCGTAAAATTCGACTAAGCTGTCGATAAGGACCTGGTCCGCCATGGGATTCGGGGTCTGTCAATTTTTCCGGGCTTTCATTTGAGCGATCAAGGGCTGTAAAACATACCAGGCTATAATAATCAGCTTAAGGGCGTCGCCGTAATCGTTCGGGTCGGTCGGGTCGATCCAGGCGTATCGTTTTTTCGCGTCGTCCCATTCGCGGCGTTCCGCGATCAGTTCGCGGATCAGTTCTTCGAAGGATATTTCCCCGTCCCCAGCGGTCGTCGTGGGGAAGTAAATCCGGGGTAAGCCTGGATCGCCCTGGCCTTTTTTTAACGCTTCCGCGATTTCGTGAAAGCGTCCGAAACGCTGTTCGTAAAGTTCGGTTTTAAACGCGTCGTCGTTAAAACGATAAACTTCCAGGGGCCAACCTTTATGGACCTTCGGGGTTTTTTCGATAATGTCGCGCCAGTTCTTAACCGACAGTCCGCCCCGTCCATACGACGAGTAAAACCGATAGTCCAGGCCCCCGCCTGGAAGCTGGCCCAGGAACGTATCGACGACAAAGTCCCTGGTCCTGGTCTGGTTCCCCGCTTCGCCCCCTTCGTCGATCAGGCCCTTATAAACGACTGGGTCCTGGCGATCCGCTTCCGGGGTTCCGTCCGGCCAGGTTAAAACGCGGGTCGGGGTGTCCGCGATCGGGACCAGTCCCTGGAAACTTAGCGTTTCGCCCCAGTTCGTAACGTAAAGGTCCTGGCCCCGGATCGCGGCCTTAACCCATTTTTTTACGTCTTTCTGGACGTCGATCCCCATAAGGACCAGGTCGGGTTCCGCTGGGACTTCGTCCCGGCGATACCCGGAAACCATTCGACGAATATCCGACATTTCGATTTTAACCTGTTCCTTTTTCCATGGAAGGCCCAGGCGTCCGCGAACGAATCGCATTTTTTTGGAAACGCTTTTCTGGGCGTCGATCCATTCGCTGGCCAGGCGTCCCCAGGTATCCTTCGCGTGTAAACTGTAAAGGTCGGAAATATGGGCCGACATTTTCCGGGGCCTGGGCTTGTGGTCGTCCTGGCCCAGGTTCGAAATTTCCCAGCGACGGTTTTCCAGTAACCAGGGTTTCTCCTTTTCGCTGATTTCCCCCTGGCAGTGTAAACATTCGTAAAACGTAAGGGCTTCGACTTTTTCGTAATCCCAGGCGTCGCGTTCGTCCTTGCAATGGCCGAATTTTATCTGTTCCCAGACCAGTTCCTGGAAACCGTCCAGGCCCCCAGCCTGGTTCGAACAGTGGGGACAGGGAACGAAACATTTATGGCGGGTTCCGGTCAGATACTCAGGCCAGATTAAAGTATCTTCGTCCTTAGGTTTCGAAAACGCGATCAGCTTCGCCCCCATTACCTTTTTCAAGCGATCGCGCAAAAGATCCAGGGCGTTCGATTCCCCCTTCGGACTGGGCGGGTAATTGTCGCATTCGTCCGCGATCGCCAGGCCAGCGGTTTTATTCGCCAGGGCGGAAGGGGAAAAGGACCCCATTAAGTAAATCGCCAGGCCGCGAAGGTAAAGCGTAAGGCCGCTGGTCGTCTCGTTCATGGACTGGCCCAGTTTCGCGGCCAGGGCTTTACAGGCTTTCAACAGGGGACGAATTCGCTTTCGTCCGATCTTTCTGGCTTCCGGTTCGCTGTCCAGGGCCAGGATAATATCACGGCCCCTAAACTGGGCGTCGTAAGCGATTATCGTATGGGACGCCTGGGACAGTCCCGACTGGCTGGACTTCGGGGCGATAAATTCGTCGTATTCGGTCCCGTCGTAAAACTCGAAAACGATTTCGGCCAGGGGCGTCCGTTCGACGTCGTAATATCCCGGCCAGTCGGGGGAAATCGACGGGGGAATAAATACGTTTTTACTGGCCCAGTCCAGGACCCCTTCGCGGGGCCTGGGCTTGTAAACGTCGGACAGGATCGACGCGAACCATTTCCGGGTCTGGGCGGGATTCATTCCGGGGCGTCGTCCTGGGGTTCGGGAACGAATTCGGTTTCGGCCAGTAACCGGAAAACACTGTCCAGCCAGGCGTCCCATACTTCGCGTTCCGCTTCCGGGGTTTTCGCGGCCCCCAGCTGGGCGCGAACCGTTTCGATCCCGGACCGCAACCTGTCACGGATCGCGGTATGGGCTTCGCGGACGATCTGTTCCAGGGCCTGTCGCGGGATAAGTTCCCCCTGTTTTTCCAGGATCGCCTGGGCGTCCCGTTCGAATTCCCGTAACAGCTTAAGGGCTTCCGAATATCGTTTATTCGCGACTTCGATCGCCAGTTCGTCCCGGTTCGCTTCCGCCTGGGCCAGCTTCGACGCGGCGATCCTGGTCCTTTCCTTAATCCGTTCAAGTTCAGCGGCGAAACCGGACCCTTCGACGTCGGGGACTATCGGGGGAACGAACCCAGGGTCGTCGCCGTCTCCGCTATTATTTTCGGGCGCGGCGCGGCCCCCTTCCCCCTCTTTTTTTTTTGGGCTTTTCTGGGCTAGGTCCATCAGGTCCAAGGGAACCCGCTGGCGTTGATTACGTCGCCACCAACCAGGTATCTTTCGCGGGTCGTCCAGGGGCGGAAGGTCCCGGCCGGTCGGGTTTTTCCGCCCAGTCGAAATCCAGCGTTTTATTACCCTGGTCGAACGGTCGTAAATTTCCGCGTATTCGGCCAGGGTCCTTTCGAACGCTTCGACCGTTTCCCCTTTTTTCGATTTCGGTCCGGTTCCGTCCCCGATCGGATCGCCCAGTAAATCGGTCGCCGGTAAAGTCGAACCTGGTTCGACTTTCGGGGCCGGATCGTCGGACCCAGCTGGGTCCCCGATCAGCGGGGCGATTTCGGCCAGTTCAGCCTGGGAAAGCCTGGTCCCTTTCGCCCATTTATCCAACAGGGCCGACGTCCGCTGGGCGCGGATTTCGGTAAGATCGGGGGCGGATTCCATACCTTAGGGGCCAGTCAATAAGGGGACGAAAAAAAATCGAAAGCTATTCGCGTTTTTGGCGAAGGGGACAGGACAC